CAACGAGCTGATGGTCCCCGATGTCGAGACGCACGCCGAGCTGCGCACCTTCATCCGTGAGGGTGACGGCAAGATGCACGGCAGTCCGCACGACGACCGCGTGATGTCACTCGCGATCGCCGTGCAGATGCTCAAGTATGTCTGGCTGCGCGAATACCAGCCGATCACCACCCCGCCCCCTGGCACGTTCGGGTGGTTTGAGCGCATGATGTTCGGAGAGCTGGACAAGAAAGCGAACGCTCGCTCAGAGCGCACGCCGATCGGTCGCAACTACGTCAGGAGCAGATGATGGCTCAGGTTCGCATGCATTCACCGCCCGCGCGCACGGTCAAGCGACCGAGCTTCCGCTGGCAACGTCAGCGACCGATCACTCGAGGGCGGGCGTCGGATCACGGAGCGACAGCACCACCGGCGACCGGTGCCACCGCGGGGATTCCGGGAACATGGACGCCGCCTGGGTCGACTCCGCCCGCCAGTCCGGCGGCGATGACCGGCATCGTCGCCTCCCCCGGGACGGCGTGGACGAGTGGACAGTACGTGCAAACGGGCACCGCCGGTGCAGCAGGTCGGACGACGTGGACAGGATCGGCATGGGTCGGCGGCGCTGCGCCGTTGGCGGCGTTCGATCCGGGCGGCCACACCATCGTCGAGGTGCAGGACTACGTCACCAACCATCCCGACGAGCGTGAAGCGATCCTCGCTGCCGAGCAGGCAGGGCAGAACCGCGTCACCCTCGTCAGCTGGCTGCAGGCGTGACGGCATCCGGGATGACCGTCTGCCGGGAGTGTGTCGTGCGCGTCGAGGAGACGCCCGGCTCGGCGCTGTGCTTCCTGTGTCGGATGCGCAGCATCGGGTTCACCTTCCGTGGAGGTGGCGGCTACACCCGCCGGGCCTTCCACGATTCCACGATCGCCGAACGCCGTGCCGACATCCTGGGTGACCGGGTCCTCGGCGTCGACGCCGAACCAATGAGCACCTACGGAGGGTGAGATGTCCAACGCGTACGCACCACAGATGAAGCGTCCGACCGGCGGTATGCAGCAGGGTCGCCCGATGCCCGGTGGCCCGATGAAGGGACCGATCACCGGCGGCATGACGCAGGGTCGGCCACCGGCGAGCGGACCGATCTGGGGAGGCGGTGGCATGCAGCGACCTCCACGCCCCCCGATGGGTGGTGGGATGGGCGGCATGCTCGGGCAGATGCCGCGCGGTGGTGGTGGCGGGATGATCCCCGGCTACCAGCCAGGCATGCAGCGCCCGGGGATGCCGACGCGTGGCCTGCCGCAGCTGCCGGTGAACGGTGGGCAGATGGGCGGGGGTCAGATCAATCCGCAGATGATCCAGGCGATGCTGCAGATGCTGCAGGGTGGCGGCGGTGGCTGGGGTAATCCCCAGGGGCGTATGTACTAATGAAGCTGTCGGAGAAGCTGCGCTTCTACCGCGACGAGATCGATCGGTCGAAGCGCTGGCGCGACAGCGACAACTACGACTCCTTGTGGAAGCGGATGATCGACCTCTACAAGGGCAAGCAGTACGAGGGCAACTCCCGCAACGATCAGCTGATCGTCAACCTGATGTTCGCCACGAAGAACGTCATCGCCCCGTCAGTCGCCATCAACAACCCACGCTTCGTTGTCAACGCGCGCAAGCCCGAGAGTGCGCCCCAGGCCGTGATCGTCGAGGAGGTGCTGAACTACCTGTGGCGGCAGCACAAGTACCAGGACGAGGTCCGCCTTGCTGTCGATGACTGGATCGTCTGTGGTCACGGGTGGGTCAAGGCGGGCTACAAGTTCGTCAAGGAACCAGAGTCGAAACCCTCCGGGGAGGCCGACACCGAGAACACGATCGACACTGGAGATACAGAGGGTGTCGACGATCGCGAACCCGTCCCGGGCAACACCGAGTCCGAGCTCCACGTCTACGACGATCGGCCGTTCCTTGAGCGGGTGTCGATCTTCGACATGTTCGTCGATCCGGACGCGCGCCATCCGAAGGAGATGCGCTGGATCGCTCAGCGCACCTGGCGCATTCTTCAAGACGTCAAGGTCGACAGCCGCTATGACCCGAAGGCACGTAAGGTCGTCAACGGCACCAGCTGGTCGCGGTGGGACACCTCGGATGCGGACGGTCGGGGTGGTGAGAACAAGCCCGACCAGGGGGCGTTGTCGTACTGCGAGATCTTCGAGTTCTACGACCTCAAGCGCAACGAGGTGTCGACGTTCGCCCTCGACGGGGATGAGGAAGGGTCCAAGGACGGAAGTGGACCGGGGCAAGGGCACTCCCAGTTCCTGATCAAGCCTGCGCCGATGCCCTACCCGTTCTGCCCGTTCAAGATGATTCGGAACTACGAGATCCCCGATCACTTCTACCCGATGTCCGACCTCGAGTCGATCGAGTCACTGCAGCTCGAGCTCAACGAGACCCGCAACCAGATGATGAACCACCGTAAGCGGTTCGCTCGTAAGTGGGTCTACGCACGGGACATGTTCGACGAAGACGGGGTGCGGGCCCTCGAGTCCGACGTCGACAACACGATGATCCCGATCATCGGTGACGTCAACCCCGCCAACTACATCGCACCACTGCCCTCGATCGGCACACCGCCGGACATGTACAACCAGTCCCAGCTGATCGAGGAGGACATCAACACCGTCAGCGGCGTCAGCGACTACGCCCGTGGCGCGCCGGAAGGGAACATCCGCCGCACCGCCACGGAGGCGGCGATGATCCAGGACGCCGCCAACTCCCGTGCGCGCGACAAGCTGGCCAAGGTCGAGAGCTTCCTCGCCGATTGCGGCGAGGCGATCGTCACGCTGATGCAGCTGTTCCTGACCGGCGACCACGTTGCCAGGATCACCTCGGTCGCCGGTCGGGCGTGGGTCAACTACGACTCCGACTACCTGCAGGGCAGCTATGACTTCGAGGTCGAGGGGGGATCGACGGAGCCGAGGAACGAGTCATTCCGAAGGCAGTCGGCTCTACAACTCGTCGATGCGATGGCACCCTTCGTTGGGGCTGGTGTCGTCAACCCCCTCGGCCTTGCCCGCTACGTGCTGCAGTACGGATTCCAGATCAAGGACGTCAGCCAGCTGCTCAACGGGCCGATGGAGCAGCAGGCAGGCATGGGTCAGCAGGGTGTGCCGCAGGAAGGCGGAACGCCGCAGGGACCCGAGGGCCAACCCGGTCCGCAGCCAGCGCTGCCGCCGGGCCCAGCCGAGGCACCACCCGAGGCGATGCCTGTGCCCGCCGAGATGGGCGGCGGTCCACCGATCGAACAAATGGCGATGGGACCGCCGCAGATCCCACCGGAATTGATGGAGCAGATGCCACCCGAGCTGCTGCAAGCGCTCGGTGGTTGACCTTCTGTGGTTTACTTGGAACAACCAGGCACGGAGCAACCGGAAGGACTCGATGTGTCGGACTACAACCCCTTCGAGGGAGGGGAACCTAGTCCGGGCGATGCTGGAGCCGCAGTAGACGGACAGCCCAGCGGAGACGGACAAGCCACCAATACGGAATCGGAGTACCGCGAGTACCTCGATCCCACCGAATACGCGGACCGCTACGTTCCCGTCAAGGTGGGGGGAGAGACGCTCGAGGTGCCCCTGCGAGAGGCACTCGACGGGTACAGCCGGACGGCCGACTACACCCGCAAGACCCAGGAGCTAGCGCAACAGCGTCAACAAGCGGAGTACGCACTGACGCTTCAAAGGGCGCTGGAGTCACAACCGGAGGAGACCCTCCGACTCCTGGCTCGAAGAGCCGGTATCGAATTCGGGCAATCGCCACCACCGCAAGGTTGGGAGCAGCCGTCCTACGACGATGGCCTGGATGAGGAACCCGCGTACACGGACCCAGTCCAAAGACGCCTCGACGAACAGCAGCAGGTCATCGGGCAACTGATGCAGCAGCGTGAGTACGAGACGGCTGATCGGGTGTTGCGCTCCGCAATCGGTGGTCTCCAGAGCAGGTACAACGCAGACCAGGCCACAGTTCGCCAGGTCATCCAGACGGCGCTGCAAGCCAACATGGGCCCAGAGTCGTTCGACATGATCTACAAGAATCTGGCGTTCGACCGAGCCCACCAGGCTCGGCAACAGGCGCAGCAGACCCGACAGCAGCAGGAAGAGCAGCGTCGGGCTGCAGGGGAACGGGCTAGTCAGTTGGTCGGAAACGGACCATCCGCGAATGGCGCGGGCGGACCGATGCCGGGGCCTGCCGAAGGACGCATGTCTCTGTCGGAGGCCTACGAAGCGTCGCTGCGTGAGCACGGAGGCCCGTAGGCCGCACCTCTCTAAAGGACGGCCATGGCGACACCCGCCAATCCCCAGCACGTACCGGTCGCGTGGGATGACATCCTCACGACGACCCTCCACAACTACCGCAAGACCCTGACGGACAACATCTTCCAGGGTCGACCGTTGCTCAACTACCTCATGTCGAAGGGGCGCGTGCGCACCGTCGACGGGGGTATCTCCATCGTCGAGCCGATCATCTACGCCGAGGGCGAGGCGGGCAGCTACTCCGAATGGCAGCAGCTGCAGATCACGCCGCAGGAAGGCATCTCGGCAGCGCAGTACCCGTGGCGTCAGCTCTACG